CTGATACGCCATGTGAACTTCGGACTCAAACTGCTTGATAAAAGCCTGGTCAATGGTCACAGCCATGATCTAGCCCTTTCAGTTTGATTGAACCTTGGGTTAAAAGGTTATCCGTGTGTCACCGGGGGGTGAGTTATCCCTTGCGGGGCTCATCCAGCTATACGGGCCTCGGTGCTAGGTTTTTCTATCTATAGGTTAAATCACAATGGACTAATCTGTTTGACGTACAGAGAGCCGCCATAGTCAAAGCCAAACCGTTTATAGATCTTGGCCCCTACCTCATCGTTAATCCCGGTCGTAATCCCGCAGCGGATCTCCTGGCACTCCCGTGTTTTGGCCCAGTCCATAAATGCCATGACAAGCCGAACCGCAGCAGTCGAACCTCGATGTTCTGGCACAACATACAGGGCAAGATCTGCCGCATAACGACTGTCCGCAAAGAAGTTATCAGCAGCCAGTCCGACCATAAGTCCCACTATTTGAGACTTGTGCTCTGCAACAAGGCAGACATAATCTACATTGGTCAGGCAGAGGCGAGCCAGGAACTCAAGCCGCTCAGTGCTAAATGGGTGGATTCGATACACGCTTTCGGCGTGCATCATCGCCCCGATCTCAACACAGCGGTGGAGATCAGGGCTATCAAACTCCCGAACTAGCATTAGGCAGATCCGTACTTCTTGCGGAAGTAACCTTCGACCTTAGCTACATAGGCAGGATCGCGATCAGATGGCGACCAGTAGCGGCGGTCGGCCATCATCTTCTGCATATCCTTATCTGTTACTTCAGGCGGCGGCTCAAAGGCGGAATTAGAACCACCATCCTTGAGCATAGCCATGACCTTTTCCATGGTCTTAACACCTTCGGCGGTAGCACAGAGTTTCTCAATCTGAGCCCGTTCAGTCTCATTAAAGTTCTTATTAACCCAGAGACCGACCGCTTCTGTACGTGCGGAAGCATTGTCACCAAGCGCTTTTAACTCGGCTTCGTAGTTCGGCACATCGGCTGTGCGGGCTTCGATATACCGAGAGATACCTTCCTTAAAAGTATCCTGGTCAAAGCCATTCTCAAAAGCAAATTCAGACCACCACTTAGTCAGTGGATGATTTGCCATTTGCTCATAGTTTGCGCCGTCAATCTCAGGAAGCTCGTACTTATCAGCGGCCTCTGGACGATTGGCAATAGCTTCCTGCTCAAGTTCCTGCACAATACGGGTGCGAAGATCCTCCTCTTTGCTCCCAAACTTTGTGCGGATTTCATTGTAGCTCTTGGCAAGGTTCTCATAGTTAGGCTTGCCATCAACCCAAAAGTTCTCAGGCAACCATTCAGGACGGGTCTCGCCTGTATTGGCTTGCGTTACTGAGTCAGTAATCTGATCGTTGACAGCAGTATTACCAGCGCCATCGCCTTGATTACCGTTGGATGAGATAAGACTATCAGCCATGTTTTCCCCTTGAGATGCGCTGCTCTATAATGCCTACGAGGTAGCGCATACCCTCGCGGTGGAACAGCTCGGTCGATGTGATATTCGGACCAGACACTGCTTCAATAGTAATTGAACGCAGATAGCGCAAGACCTCGGTTCCAGCCGATCCGCTAAATACGCCATTGAAGATCTTGTTTAGCTCTTCTTCTCTATCTGGGGGACGAGCTATGCCGTCAGGCCCCACCACCTGGAGGCGCTTCTCCACCATTCATAGCTCCCTGGATCTGCGTTAGTTGGGCTACCAGATCTGCACGTTCCTTATCTGAACGAAGCAGACGTTCTGGAACACCAAACTTATCGGAAAGATACTTTGCGGCATCTTCGCTCTTGACCAAAAGGTTGACCAGTTGAGGACCGAATCGAGCCTGAACCAATTCAACAAAGCGATCAAAGACTACAATATCCTGCTGTGCCTGTGCCTGGGCCAGTGGACTTGTAGAGCGAACTTTAACTTCTCGACCGTTGACGGTTGGAAGGTTAATACGACCCTGCTTCTTGAGGATATAGATTACTCGACGCAGGATTGGATTGACGAACTCTGCTTGCAATCGACCAAAGGCAGCACCAATCTGGCGAGATAGATCAGCCATACGCTGTGCTACTTCCGTGGCACTCATGGGCGTCTTGTCAGGATTGCCAAGCATATCGTTGTAGAGAGCCTTGCGGATATTCATACGCATATCCGAAAGGATCAACTGGCTCACATTAAAGTCACCAGCAGGAGCCACAGGCTTCAAACCATTGGAGCCAGGAGCAACAGGCACAATTGTACCCGGTAAAATCTGCACAGTGTCAGGATTAACTACACCATCATCTTCCATGGTGTAGAAACCAGAGATTGCCATCTGAGCATTTTCAAGAACCATCTGCACTACAAGATTACAGGTCTTGATTGCAGGCATTGCATTCATCAAAGGACCACGGCCATAGACTTCACCAGCGGCTTTCGACCAACGGAATGCAACATACTGACCAGAGCCGACACCACTAAACTTCTCTTTGAAATAGATGTCCTTGGTCTTTGGATCAAAGACTACGCGCTGATGTTCTTCATCAAGCGAACCGTAGATACGATAGGTGCAGTCAACCAACGTAATATGCTCGTCCTTACCAGTATCGAGCTTACGTTGTAGATCCGGGGGGATCTTTGCTTTTGGATAAGCAACCTTGATATTTGAGGCACGAAGAGATCTCTCACGGAAGATGTGGTCGATCTTATCATCCGGGCCTGTATCAAGATAAAGCTGACTCAATGGAATAGCAGTGAACATAATAGGATTGAGTGCGTCACCTTCTGTGATCTGCAAGCAACCAGTGCCGACCGCTAGATCCAAGAATGCTTCATGCGTTTCCTGGGCAAAGTTTGAGTTCTGAATAATCTCAAACAGGTAGTTAGTCACAGTCTCAAGAGCGACATCAACCTCTGAGCGTTGCTCATCAGGGATCTCAGATCCAGAGATAAGCTCTGCCCAACGCGCATAGTTCGGAACCATGCCAGCTTGCAATCGAGATGCAAACTCTTGCACCCCGACTACAGCAGTTTCATCAAAGATCTTATCCGTACGGACCTGTGCCTGAGTCTGTGCATACAGGCTTTCGCGCTGCGGCATAGAATACTCGTAGCATTCCTCAAACTTAGGAAGCCACAAGTCTTTAATGCCCTTGGCTCGCTTAAAGCGATTAACCAGGACTTCAGCTTCTGGGCCGCTCGTATCGGGTAGTGGATCGCTGATGATCATGTTTTCTTAGCTCAAAAGGCCTCGACCAAAACCACCGCCACCCTTGCTGCCTGAGATCAAGGAACGGAAACCCGTCATGCCACCAGTACGCATAACCTGTTCTTGGATGCGGCGATCCTTGTCTTCAGCTTTCTGAGCTAAAGAAGCTGCCAAGGAATCTTCGCGCTGCTGCTTGAGAGCGGGATCTTCCGGTGGAGGCGGTGGTGGTTTGGGAGCATTAAAGCACATAGTCGAACTCCTTGATCGTGCGACACTTGCAAATGTGCAGTTGTGATTACAATGGACCGAACCTAACCCTTGGGCCACGCCGAGGCATAGCCTGTCGGGTAAACACATCAAAGTCACGCCGAGCAACTACTGGTCTATGGTTCTGGCCAGTATTGGTCAAGGCCCGACCCTCTCCCCCACCAATCATTGCATATTGTAACGCATCGTGAACATGGGAGAACTTGTTTTTGTCTGGCTTCTCCTCATACCGATCAGTCCCAGAAACCTGAAGCCGACGATACTGATAGCCACCACGGAATCCCTTGAGCAAGTTAACGCAGCGTTGGTCAACCAAGAAGGCAGATTGGCCGTCAATCAGGCGATTAAGGACTGTCGAGACAGCCTCCAATCGAAGAGATACGTCATTGTTTCCGGCAGGGAATGCCTTGATCCCAGCCGACCGCAAGATCTGAAACGGGGTCCGCTCATCTGTCTGAGCGCGATAGTCACCAGCCGGATCGCCATAGACATGGGCTTGAAGACCTGGAAACCGCTGGGCTAGTTCAATCCGAAACATCTCGGCGAACCGGACGATACCCATATCCTGGGCCACAAGTTCATGGAGGATCAACCATTTGCCACGAACGTGCTGGCAAAAAACTGCCGCCGGGGTCAAACCAAAGTCCATGCCGACCACAATCGGGACATTGGGAACAGGGAGCAGCGGCTCCTTGGCTATGTGGATCTCTTCGGTAAACATAGGATAGATCGCCTTTCCATTGGATAGGCTACCGAGACGGTTAAGAACATAGACGTCGATCCAGTTCTTTGCCTTGCCTCGGATAATATCGGGGTAATACTGAGGAGTAAGGTTCTTCCGATTCTCGGCAACCGGGTTCATCTTATACCCGGTCAGCACCCCATCCTTATCCTTGATCTCCACCATGCCTCCCGGCTGATTGAAGAACTTCCATGTCTCCGGCTTAACCAGCATGAGTGCTTCTTCACGGGTGACATGATCTGGTAGGGGTGCTTCTCCAGCCATGATCGGCCACCAATGATCTTCATCTGGTGCGTTGGTATCCGCAATGACGCCATACCAGGTTGGACCTCCATCCTTCATGGAAGGAAATCGACCAACGCGCATAGTACAGGCATCGACAATCGCCTTGGGTACTTCACGCGCTTCGTTAATCCAAGCTCCAGTTAACTCAAGAGATAGAAGTTTTTTCA